GGAAAAACAATTAAATACTGCTGAAATCAATGTAATTAGTTTAACAAACAAAGTAAAAGAATTGCGAGATGCAAATTTCTTCGAACAATTAGGAAAACAATCATCAGCATTTAGTAGAGTTATTTCACATGATTTTAGAGAAAGTTCAAAAGTAATTGAAGTCACAAGAGATAGTTTGGGTTTTTTACCTGTTGCTATGGAAAATGGTGCAAAAGCACAAGCAAATCTTTCTTTTCAACAGAAAAAAAATACAGTCACATTACAAGGATTGAATTTTGAAATGAGTGCTTTTTCACAGGTAAATACAAGAATTATCGATCAAACAGAAGTTTTAAGACAAAATTTTCCAAGATTTACACAAACATTAAAAGATGCAGGAGATACAACAAAACAACTTGATGATTTATTCACTAGCACATTTAATGGATTTGCAGATACATTAGCAGATAGTATTATGACAGGAAAGTTTGCTTTCAAAGACTTTGCAAGATCTGTTATTGCAGATATAGCTAGAATGATTGCAAAACAACAAGCATTAATAGCTATACAAAAAGTTGCAGGATTATTTGGTGGAAGTATATTTGGTTTCAATATAGGTGGTTTGCTTCCTGCTATGTCATCTGGTGGTAGAGTAAACAAAGGTATGCCTGTGTCGGTGGGCGAGGCAGGGCGTGAAATCTTTATTCCTCAATCTTCTGGAACTATCGTACCAAATAACCAAACAGGTGGATCTACAAACATAAACTTCACAATCAATACAGTAGATGCAACAGGAGTAGATGAATTACTTACAAATAGACGAAGCACTATTATCAATGTTATAAATGATGCTTTAAACAGACAAGGTAAAGAGGCATTAGTATAATGAGTGGAACTTATCCAACATCACCAGAATTTAGATCAATAAACTTTGGATCTGAGCAAAGGACAAAAGTATCAACTACTGATAGTGGTAAAATGTTTTCTACTCAAATAGATGGTCAAAGATTTAAGTTTTCTGCAAGTTATCCTGCACTTAGTAGAGCAGACTTTGCACCTGTTTTTGCTTTTGTTATGAAACAAAGATCACAAAAAGAAACATTCCAAATATCTTTACCAGATATTAAAAATGCAAGAGGTAATGTATCTGGAACTGTTTTAGTAAAAAATTCTCATACAGCAGGTGACACAACAATAACTGTAGATGCTATGACAGGAACATTGAACGCAGGTGATTTGGTAAGTTTTGCAGGACATAACAAAGTTTACATGATTGTTTCAGATGTGACAGCAGATGGTAGTAATGAAGCAACACTTACAATAGAGCCACCATTAAGATCTGCTGTTTCAGATAATGCAGTAGTGACTTATGATGGTGTAGAATTTACTGTTAGACTAACAAGTGATATACAACAGTTTACAACAGACAACTTAGATACCTTTAGATATGAAGTAGATTTTATTGAGGCTTTGTAATGACTAGAGGATTATCTAGTGCAATTACAACTGAATTACAAAATCAGAATATAAAACCTATTGTATTAATAGAAATATTATTTCCAACACCACAAAGAATTACAAATCATTACAAAGACATTACACATAATTCAAACACTTTTACATCTAGTGGACATATATTATCTATTGGTGGTAAAGCAGAAAAATCAGAACTTGATGTAGGTAATTTTCAAATTGAACTTTCAGCAGTTGATAGTGCATTTGTTTCTATAGTTTTAAATAACAATGTATCAAATGATGAAGTCACTATTGATATTGGACTTTTAGATAGTTCAGATGCTTTGATTGGTACTTTTAATTATGACATAGGTTTTATTGAAAGTTTTAGTATAGACACAGATAAAGCTAGATTGATATTAAGTTGTACTTCTCACTTTGCTGATTTTAGTAGAGTTTCTGGAAGAAAAACAAACGAAGGTAGTCAGCAATTACATTTTGCAAATGATAAAGGTATGGAGTTTTCTGCTTTGACAGTACAAGATCTTTTATGGGGTAGAAAATAATGGGTTTTTTTATTCCATTTGTGACAATGATTGCAAAGAGTGTAATCACAGGTATTGCGATATCAAAAGCGATTTCTTGGTTAGCACCTAAACCAGAAATACCAGAGTTTCAGCAAGATACACAAGCACAAGGTGTTTTAGTAAACAAACAATCAAACAATGCAAATATTCCTGTTGTCTATGGAACAAGAAAAGTTGGTGGTGTTAGAGTTTTTTTAGAAACAAGTGGTACTGATAATCAATATTTATATGGTGCTTTGGTTATGTGTGAAGGAGAAATAAATGCAATCACAAGTATAATTGTTGATGATAATACTGTGACTTTTAGTGGATCATTTGCACATGGAACAACAATAACATCAAATGACAGTAGGTTTGGAACAAACATAAGAATACAACCATTTTTTGGCACAGACGATCAAGTTGCATCTTCATTACTGACAACACTTTCTTCATGGACATCAAACCATAGATTGAGAGGTCTTTGTTATCTTGCTTTTAGAATAGAGTGGTCAAATGATTTGTTCACAGGTATTCCAAACATACAAGCAATAATACAAGGAAGAAAAGTATCTACATTTGATGGAAGTAGTAATGAAACAACAGGTCAATTTTCAACAAATCCTGCCTTTTGTTTATTGGATTATTTGAGGAATGAAAGATTTGGAAAAGGAATACCATTATCAGATATTGACATACCAAGTTTTTTTAGTGCTTCACAAGTTGCAGTTACACAAGTCACACCATTCTCTGGGGGATCACAAATAAATCTTTTTGATTGTAATGCTGTTATTGACACAGGACAAAAACTTATTGATAACACAAGAACAATACTTAAAGGCATGAGAGGATTTTTACCCTATACGCAAGGTAAATATAAACTAATTATAGAAACTACAGGATCAAGTGTTCTGACACTAAATGAAGATAATATCATTGGTGGCATACAAGTATCATCATCAAGAAAAAATGAAAAATTTAATAGAGTGCAGGTAAACTTTGTAAATCCAGATAAAAACTTTCAATCTGATACAATAGTTTATGATACAGACCACAGCACATTGAAAACAGCAGATGGTGGATTTTTACAAGAAGGTGTAGTTGATTTACCAACTATCACCAACCCATATCAAGCATTGGAGTTTGGTGAGATTGTTTTGAAAAGAAGTAGAGATAATCTTGGTTTACAGCTAACAGCAAACTATCAAGCTATGAACTTAGCCATAGGTGATTTAGTTGCTGTGACTCATTCAATAACAGGTTTTAGTTCTAAAGTGTTCAGAGTCATGGGCATGGCAATAAATCCATCATTTGAAGTTTCATTATCACTTATTGAACATGATGATAGTTGGTACACATTTTCTACAAAAACAGAAGTTGCATCTGTACCAAATACATCATTCCCTAATCCATTTACAGTACAACCACCTGCATCAATTACTTTGACAGACGAACTTATCGAATATGGAGATGGTGTTGTTCTTACAAGATTGAATATTTTACTTGGAGTATCACCAGACTCATTTGTTTCTAATTATATTGTAGAGGCAAAAAAAACATCTGAAAGTGCATTCAAACTAATTGGGCAAGGATCAGAATTAAATTATGAAATGTTGAATGTTATTGATGGTGAAAACTATACTGTTAGAGCAAAAGCAGTAAATAGTCTTGGTGTTTCATCATCAACAATAACAGCAACAAGAGATATTGTTGGTGGTGTTGATGCACCATCAAATGTAGAAGATTTTGCAGTAGAATTACATGGACAAGACCATCTAAAACTTACATGGACACCACCATCAGCAAACACAGATTTAGATATATCATTTTATGATATTAGATATCAAAATGTGACTACAGGTGCTAATTGGTTAAATTCAACAAATTTAGTAAGATGTGTTAGAAGAAAATGCGACCATGCTATAGTTCCTGCAAGGACAGGATCTTATCTTATTCGAGCTATAGATAAAAATGGTAATTCATCATTAGAACCAAGTATAGTCACCACCAATATATCTGATATTCAAGCATACAAACAAATATCTACATTTACTGAAACACCTAATATTCTTACAGCTAGTACAAATATGGATAGCACTTTTCCATTAGCTGTAAAAATAGATGAGTCTGGAGATACAGTATTAACACTAGATACAGTCACAAACTTTGATGATACAACAGGAAACTTTGATAGTGTTGAAGGTGATTTTGAATTAGGTGGTACAGATACAACATCAAATCCTAATAATTTTAATTCAAACAGAGATGCAAAGGGTTTTTATAATTTTACTAATAGTATTTCTTTGACAAATATATTTGATGGAAACTTAGAGCCAACAATTACATTAGATGCAGAAAATCCTTATGATAAGTTTGATAGTGGTAGGGGTGCATTATTATTTGACGAAGCAAAAGCACCTTTTGATGGTAATGAACAATTAACAGCTTTTCATAGAGTGCAAATAGCAACATCTACAACATCTTTGGCAGATTGCACGACTTTTGTTGATATTACACAGTCTGCTACATTTAAATTTAGGTTTGCAAAATTTAGACTAAAACTGACTAATGATGATGCCCAGACATCAAGTAATGTTAAAAGTATAGCTATAAAATTAAATATGGAAGAAAGAACATTTTCTGAAAATGATTTAGCTACATCTTCTGGAACAAGAACAATAACATACACAAATCCTTTCCATGATGTACCTGCTGTGGGTATTGCTACTCAAAATATGCAAACAGGTGATTTCTATACAATCACAAGTAAGACAAGGACAGGCTTCACAATTTCTTTCTTCAATTCAGCAGGTGCAAATGTTGATCGTACATTTGATTATATTTCTAAAGGTTTTGGTTTGCAAAGCACATAAAAATCATTTATAGGTTATTACATGAGTCAAGTATCAGATGTTTCATTAGCAAATCAAGGATTTTCAGCTTTTAGAACTGAACTAAACAATATTCTTGGTGCATTAAATACAGCACACATTGGTAGTTCTGCACCTGCTTCAGTAGCACAAGGCACGATTTGGGTAGATAGTGGCACAAGTGGACAGCTCAAAGTACGCATAAATGATGGATCTGATAACATTGAATTATTTAGTATTAATATATCAAGCAACGCAATTACAAGCACAATGTCTGTGACAGGTACAATATCTGAAACAGATCCAAATGCTTTACCATTAGCGATTGCGTTAGGGTAAAAGATGGCAAATACATTTAAAGTAAAAACAAATGGTGCTATGCCAAGTTCAGCAGGAACACCATTAACACTATATACTGTACCATCATCAACAACTACTGTTGTTATTGGATTAACACTTTGTAATATTCATACAGCAGGAGTGACAGCAGATGTTCAGTTGGT